GTTGCCTAGCATTTTAGCTGCTGGTTGGGATATTGTTAAATCTCTTGCGAGCGGTGTTCTAGAAGCTATCCCTGGAGTTTTAAAAGGCGCTTGGGATGGAATCAAGAATGGATTTGGTAGTTTGTGGGATACAATCACCGGCAAATCAAAATCCAAAGGCGATGAAATGGATTCTGATACACAGTCAGCTACTCAATCAGTCGCAAGCAGTTTTAGTACAGCAAACTCTAGCGTTAGTAAATCAATGTCTAGCATGCAAAACTCAGTATCAGATTTAAGCAGCATTGCTTCGGTGGATGCAACAAAAGCCGCTAAGAATGCAAAATCTAATACGACTAGTGACTATTCTGCGATGGCCAGTGATGTAACAAGCTCTTTAGGTAGTCTGCAATCTAGCGTTACTAGCAACATGAATACAGCAACACAGAACGCTACAAGTGCTGCGAATACGATGCAAAATAATGTAAACAGTAGCACTTCTGGAATTAATCAGAATTCTACCAAAGAAATTACCGCGATGACACGCAATGTTGGACAATCTATGAAGAACATGGAACAGACAACAACAAGCTCGATGCAAAAAGTTTCCAGCACTGTAAATCAAGGTTTTTCAAATGTAAGTAAAGCAAGTACTCAATCTATGAGCCAAGCAACAAGATCCATAAGCAATAGCACCTCTCAGATGGTATCTGCTTTTAGTAGTGGTATGTCTCGAATGGTGTCTGTTGCAAGTAGCACTTCTTCAAGAGTTATCTCTGCTTTTTCAAACCTTCGTTATCAAATGAATAGCATAGGTTACTACGCAGGCTCTGGACTTGCTAGTGGGCTTTCGAGTTCTTCAGGATACATTTACAGTGTTGCAAATAGTATCGCCGCAAATGTACGTAGAACGCTTCAAAGGGCATTAGATATCCATTCACCTTCCAGAATCACCGCTTGGATGGGGGAAATGCTAGGTAAAGGACTTGGTTTAGGCATGCAGTCGATGTTTGGATTTGTGGCCAAACAAGCAAACGAGTTCGGATCCATAATCAAAGCACAGCAGTACCAAGCTGAAGCGGTAATGGTCGGAGATACTACGTTTACAAATA